AAGTATATTTTTTACTATTTCATTTTTACTTTTCCAAAAATTTGAAAATATTGTAATTAGTTGTATCCCGAGGCGTTCGCATTCTTTAAACTTTTCTGCATGATAGCTTCTTGTTATGTGTGTAATGTCTTCGTGGTGCCAATATACTCCATTATACTCAATGGCAATGTTGTAGTCTGGCAGGTAAATGTCTATCTCTTTCCTCGAAGGCAACAATGATCTAGTATTTCTGATAATATTAGTAATTCCGTTTAATTGCAAAAAGTTAACAATCTCATTTTCCTCTGATGAGCGGTACGGCGTTCTAATATCGTATGAATTTAAATATCGATATATTGTTTGAATATGCACATTTAACATCTCAGCAATTTGCCAAATTGGTGTGGTTTTGTACAACTCTGCTAATAAATTTTTGTTAAGTAACGATGTTATATCTTTGTCTGGATACTTTGAAATCCAATATGCCTTGTTGAACTTTTCCTTAAATGTTTTTTTAATTTTCTCAGGATTGTTGTATGTAGGATTGTTGTATCTTTGTTGCTTGGTGTTGGCAATTTGTGATACTAGATTAGCCACTGTGCTTTCGTCTTGGTAAAATTTCCGGCGTTGTTGTTTCGCATGTTCTGTTTGCGCATTGTTTTTGACTCCGTAGGTTGCTAGTGTTGTTTGCTTACGTTTTTCATTTATCTGTATTTTTTTGTCGCTGGTGTATGAGTTTTTGCTGGCTGAAACTTTTTCTGCTACAGATTGTCTAGCACAAATGCAGGTTGCTGCACGTCCACAAAATTTATACCCAGCATTAATAGACCTAAACTGCTTGACTTTGTTATTTTCACATGTGTTTGATTCTCTGTACAATGCACTATAAATCATCTCAGATGAGTTTGTTGATTGTACTAGTGTGTTTTGTTGCACCCAATCACTCAACTGCTGGTCATTTTTAATAATTTTTGAAAAGTGCTTTGGTTTTGTATTAACTAGCTCTAGTATTTTCTCTCTCATGCTGATACTTATACTTTCGAAGCTGTAAAGTAACAAAACTATGCTGCGTAAGAACAAAAAACCGCCTTACGGCGGTTTTTTTGATATCTAAGTGTAGATAAGAATAAATCTTAGCTAAAACTTAGATTACTTATAGCAATTTCGCCAACATAGTCAGCAGCATTACCAAAGGAGCTTGCAGTATTGCTTAACTCAACATAACCATACCGTGTCATAAAGCTTACAACTGGTTCAAAGGTGCTTGGGTCAAGAACAACACCAGAACTCATCAGTGGAATGTATGGGCAATAGAACGCAGCAGCATCAGTTTCGCTTGCGCCCTTATATCCAACTAGCACTGGAGTAGAGTCGCTAGCATAGCTGTCAACAAACACGCGCATAGCACCGTTTAGCGTACCAACAAACTTGGTGTTAGTTGGGGCTTCAAAGGTACCTTCGGTTGTGCGAGCAAAAGCACTAGTAGTAGCACTTTGCAACACAGTCAGTGCAGCTGGGGAAACAACGGCCCAGTTACCAGCACCGCGACGTGTACGTTGTGCAATCAAGTTTGCAGTACGGTTGATTAGAACTGCAAGAGCAGCATGCTCATCACCGACGAATGTAGCAGTACCAGAAACGGTTGACTGATCGTATGTATACTCAGTAGCAGCTAAACTACGCAGACTACCAAGAATCTCTTGGTCAATTTCAGCAGTAATTTCTTGTGCTAGAGCTGCCATAATTTCAGCTTCAACATCGATGCCATGCATAGATTGTGCATCTTGTGCAGCTTCAAAGGTCCAACGAGCTTGCAACTTGCGGCTCTTGGCTTCAACTGCTTGCTTGAGGATTTGTACGCTAATCTTACGACCACCGGAACCTTCAAACGCAGAAGTTGCATCAGCTTTACCAGTAGTTAGACTACCAGAGTAAGCAGTAGCAATCTTAAATGGTGACAATGCTTCGTCTCCAGCGGTTGTGTCTGTGTTATAGCTGCTAGTGTCATCTGTGGTTTGAGCATAACGAACACGTAATGTGTGAATTTGGCTCACTGGACCAGTCATTGGCTGGACACCAACGATTTCGTTAGCAATAACAGTCGGCATTACGCGTCTGATTACTGGAAGAATTACACGATTAAGAGTAGCAATATTACCAGAAGCAGTAGCTCCGGTGGATGCACTTTCTTTCAAGTATTTACGGGTATTTTCTAAAACACTACCCATAGTTGTACGACGGGAACCTTGTAAACCTTCTAGGAGGGCTTCTTTGGTCTCGTCCCAACGGCTTTCTAATAGTTCTTGTGACATTTAAGTCTCCTTCTTTCCTAAGTTAAAGCCCTGCTAGGCGTTTAAGGTCAATCACATTACCGCGATCTTCCGTTACTGCCTTTGCAGATTTATCACCAGTTACTTCAGTGATACTTTCGGCAATTACCTGTTTAGGCATTGCCGATTTATCTGCAAGTACTGCTGGTAGATATTTTTCAAATGCGTTCTTCAAACGGGACGTTTGAACGCTTTCGAGTAAGTTACGCATTACCGCCTGTTTCTCTGCATTTAGCGGAGCTAACAGTTCTTCTAATGTGTTTGCACGCACATTAGATTCTTTAATAATGCGTATTTCTTTTTCTTTACTTTCAGCAAGAGCCCGAGCTTGCTTAACAGATTTGGTTGCTTCAGCTAATTGCTGATCTTTGTTTGCAATCGAATTATTGAGTTTGCGAATTTCTGCATTCTCATTAAGGTGTGTAACACCGTATTCTGATGCAAATGCTTCAAAGATTCGACGACCAAAGTTGTTCTCACGAGCAACTTTAATGTCTTCACGCAATTGTGTGAGTTCGCCTTTGAGATGTTGGCTAACTACCCGACTCATTTTTTCTGCACTTTCTTTAACAAAACGTGCTTTTAATGTTTCGAGTTGTGTGCGTGCTTCGCTAACTAGCTGAACTTTTGACTCAACAAGCTCGCGCTTGTCTTGAGCAAATTCGCTAATTTCTTGTGCTAAAGCATCGATCACAAAAGATTCCATTTTGGCCATAGCGTCTACATGTGTCTTGCGATCACGACGTAGCTCGCTAATTTCTTCTGACAATTTAGCAACCATAAAGCCATTAAACTTGGTTGCATTTTCTGACATCTTAGCCTGGAAAGCCACGCGATCTTCAACAAGTGCTTGCTTTTCAGCTTGCACTGCTTGGATTTCGCTGGCTAAACCTTCAGTTACCATACGATCTAGGGCTTCTACCATTACTGTTTTGTCATGCTCATAGCGTTGTGCAAACTCCTCACGAAGTTCAGCACGTAGTGTCTCACGAGCTTCGGATAGTTTAGATTCCCAAGCTTCGTTAAGCTCGTGACTAACATCCTCGTTAATGAGACCGCTGTCTAGTAGTGGTTTTAATGCATCTAGCATATATGTCCTCCTAAATCTTGAGATCCTTAATCAGCTTAGAAATCTCGCTTTTTAAGTATCTCTGAACTTTATTGTCGGCACTGGCTTCTCTTGCTACTTCAAACACTTTATGACCGTACTTCATGTTCATGAGACCTTCATAAATTGCTTTTGGATAAGCATTTGGAGCACTTGGCTGAGCAACAACGTCTACAGTGACAATTTCAAAATCACTGACGTGTCCTGATGATTCAGATACATTACCTGAACCTCGGCTTGATACACCTAATTTAACACCGCTTTCTAACATGGTACGCACTAGGTTACCCATTGGTGTTGGAAGTATTTTGAGTTTACCAAAGCCATTTGGACCATCCATCCACATTTCGGAAATCATGTGGCTTACACGGTCTAAATTAATTTTTAAGTCGTCTGGGTGATCAACTTCGCCTAGGACGCTATACCCGGTACTAATTTGTTCGTTAAGAGTTTTGACTGCTTTTTCGATTTCATTAACTGGGTACACACGTTCATTGGCATTTTTAACCCCGCCTTGAATGCAAATGCCCTTCATGTAAAGATCTTTGCCTTCGGTGCCTTCAACGATCATGCGAGCAGCATCAAAGGTTAGATGTTCTTTTAGGTAAAGAGACATTGCGTTCTAGTCCTTACAGTGGGCTTTTGGTGTTTACACCGCTAGCTTGTGAAGTAGTTGGCTTTGTGGCTGGACTTTGCTTAGGACTAGTTGTCGCGCCCATGTCTTGTGCTTTAGGAGCAGGACGTCCATTTTCTTGTCCCTGACTAGCCTTTACTGGGTTTGCAGCAGCACCTTTTGCACCGGCATTAGCAGCTACAGGGCTTTTTGTCTGAATTCCTGCTTCCTCTGTAGTTTTAGCAGCAACAGCTTTGCTTAAAGAAACACCTTCTTCAAGGCTTTCGTTGTTTTCTTCTTCGCTTTCGTCGCCAAAGTCTTCAGACTGGTCTGACTCTTCATCGTCTGCCATTAGTTGCTCAAACTCAGCCATTAACTCGTCTAGCTTGTCTTCTAGGTCTAATATGTCAGACTTAGTTGCTGGTTCAGACTCGTCACCCATGTCATCCATGTTATCTTCTAGGTCGCTGGCATCGTCCATGTTGTCATTGCCCGGTAAGGCTTCGTCGTCAAAGTCTTCGTCAGCTTCCATTGATAGGCCTTCTTCATCAGCTTCAATGTCGTCAATAAGATCGTCAGTAGCTTCGTCACTGATTTCCTCAGCAGCCATGATATCTTCATAAATCTGACGGCTCTTTTCAACAACAATGTCGTGGAATAGATCGCGGGCAGATTGCTCGTCATCGTTAATGACGTACTCAATAAGTTGTTCGAACTTGTTCATTAAAAAATCCTCCAGGAGTGTGTTACTTTTGTATATTTACAAAAATGTCACAAAACTGGTGGATTTAAACGGTAAAATGGTAGAAAACGGTTGAGGTTTCTGATATATCTACCAATTACATTGATGGCTGTGGCGCAGGTTGAGAATATTGTTTTTTAATCTGCTTTAGTTTGTCTTTGTATTCAGTGGATCTAAGATCGTTCATTCGACGTAATTTATTAATTTGTCGAAGGGTTAGACGTGTTTTTCTAGTGTCAGTCTTTTTAATCTGAGACTGATCGTCGCCAACATCTTGCATGTTTTCGGTGGCTTGCTGCCAAAATTCAGTTAAGATCATAATAATATTTATGCTGGTATTGCTGTTGTTGACGGCGGTGCTCCTCCGGGCATTGGCGTAGGAGTACCAGTAGGTGGTGTTTCGGCACCACCTAACGCAGGTGCAACTGATTGTTCGCCGGCTTCAATGTCGGCTTCGAAATTGCCCGGTGATAC